AAACATATAGAAGTAATATCAAATAAATTAGATGATTTAGAGAATGGTCACATAAAAAGACTAATGGTTTTCCTACCACCTCGATCATCTAAGTCTGTATTATGTTCTAAATTGTTTCCTGCCTGGTATATTGGTAGGAATCCTGAACATGAGATAATGACAGTCTCACACTCTGACCAATTAGCCAGTGATTTTGGACGATCAGTCAGGGATATTGTTACCACACAGGAATTTCAAGATATCTTTAAGGGTGTTACCCTACGAAGTGACGTTAGAGCAGCAGGTAAATGGAAAACAAACCAGAATGGAACCTATTATGCTGCTGGTGTTCGCTCACAAATTGCAGGTCGTGGAGCGCACATAGCAATTCTAGACGATGTTATGTCAGAAGAGGACTCATATTCAGAAGCAGGTAGGAGATATGTTAAAGAATGGTATCCTGCTGGTTTACGTACACGTATTATGCCCAATGGTGCTATACTAATTATTAATACACGCTATCATTATGATGACTTGTGTGGTTGGCTTTTAAAACAAGAAGAAGAAATGTCAGAGTATGAGACATTACCTTGGGAAGTTGTTAAGATTCCTGCATGGTTAGATGAAGAAGCTGCTGATCTTTTAGAGTTACCAATGGGTGGCTCATATTTTCCAGAATGGAAACCAGATGAGTTGTTAAAAATAGATGAAGCAGAGATCAAAGCATCTAATGGTTCTAGATACTGGAACTCTCTGTACATGCAAGACCCAACACCAGAGGAAGGTGGGCTTATAAAAAAGAAATGGATACAGGAATGGGAATATGATGAGCCTCCTGTCTGTGATTTTATAATACAAACATACGATACAGCATTCTCTACCAGAACAACTGCTGACTTTAGTGTGGTACAGACATGGGGTATATTCTCTCTGTATGAACAGGATGAGATGGGTATAGAAGACTTTGCTCCTAACTTGATTCTTCTTGGTAATGTTAGAGGAAGATTTGAATATCCTGAACTACGAAGAACAGCACAGATGCTGTACAATAAACACAGACCAGATGTATGTATTATTGAGAAGAAAGCAAGTGGTCAGTCTCTCATACAGGATATGAGGCGTAGTGGTCTTCCTGTAAAAGACTATACACCAGACAGAGACAAAGTAGCTAGAGCATATGCAGCATCTCCTCTCATGGAATCAGGTAGGGTATGGATACCCAAGAATAAAAAGTGGGCAGATGAATTAATAGAGGAACTCACCAGATTTCCACATGCTGCTCATGATGATCAGGTAGATGCCTTGGTCATGGCAATTCATTATCTCAAGGAATCCTGGCATGTAACACATCCTGACGATCCAGACTGGGAAGATAAAATTGTTAATAAGAGGGTTGCATATTGGAGAGTTTAATGGTATAATAAAGTATGATAAAAATTTAATGAGTATAACCTATGGCAAAGAAAAAGAAAAAATTAGCACCAAGACCAAAACCTAAACCTAAGTTTAAACCTAAATCTACAAAGATAGATAGTGGTATGGAAATGGTAAGTAATGAATTTGTAAGTGATTTACTTGCTTCTCCTTTTATGAAAGCTAATCCTTTAGCTAAATTAGGTTTATATGGTTTACTACCAGACAAACAAACCCCTATTCCTATTAAAGCGGAAGATAGAGGAAGATCAAGAATAAGAGGTCAATACATTATAACAAGTCAAGGTAGACCTGAAAGATATCGTTTAGGTTCTCCAGTACAAAAAAAAGGTATGGTGGCTATAAGAAGCGAAGACGGTACAGTTCAGTACAGATATCCTCAAGATTTACAAAGAGTATACAAACCCGATACAATATATTCAAATATAAATCCTGTAACATTAGCAAATAAAGCTAGAGAAATGGATAGAATTAGGGGTGCTTCTGAAGGAACTACATCTAAAACACAAGCTCAAATAGATACAATTATACACGAATTAATTCATAGAGGAATTTTTAAAGTAGATTCTTTAAAAAATGCTCGTGGTGCAAGTCGTCAGCATAGATATATAGATGAAAAACAAAGAGCTTATTTAAATCCTGATGCTGCTAAATCCTCTGGAGATAAACTTTTTACAAAATATTATGAAACTTTACTAAGGAATGATCCTAAAGCAAGAGAATATATTAAAACACACATGCCTGAATTAGAATTTTATACTTTTGGAAATGATAAGATGGGTCGATATAGAGAAAAAGAAAAAGATTCTGATAGCATGTTAAAAAAATTATTTAGTTTAATGTCTAAATAAATGTTGAGTCTAACAATGTGGCCTTTTGAAGTTGGGATTAATAAGTCTGTTAAACGACCTCACTATCAACACTATAGATGTAAGAAAAAAAATTGTATTTGTTCTAGAACAGAAATGTGCATAGGACGATGGAAAAAATATCAAAAAGATGTAATGGAATATATACATTTAAAATTTAAGGATACCTATAAAAATGGCAGTTGAACAAAATCCCTTTGAACAAATTAATCCTATGGAGGATAATGTTGTTCCCATGCCTATGGTAGATGAGTCTAAAGCTACCTTTGAGCTTGATGATGATGGTGGAGTTCTTGTAGACTTCGCTGAAGAAACGACTATTGAAATGGGCGCAGAGGATTCTGTTGGCGAATGGTATCGCAATATGCGAGATGATCTTGAAGAGGATGAGCTTCAGGACATTGCACGTACTCTCTATGATAATTATGATGCAGATAAGGAGTCCCGTCATGAATGGGAGTCTATGTTTGAAAGAGGCTTTGATCTTCTAGGACTAAAGATAGAAGAAGCATCTGAACCTTTTGAAGGTGCATGTACAGCCGTGCATCCCCTGCTTATTGAATCAGCAGTTAAGTTTCAATCAAAAGCATCACAGGAGTTGTTTCCTCCTAATGGTCCTGTCAAGGCGCAGATACTAGGTAAGCATACGCTTGAAAAAGAAAACCAAGCCATGCGTGTTCAGAACTTTATGAACTATCAGCTTACTGAACAGATGCCAGAATACTTTGATGAATTTGAAAGAATGCTTTTTCATCTACCCCTGATAGGTTCTTCGTTTAAGAAACTTTATTATGATGCTTCTTTTAAACGTCCCGTATCAGAGTTTATTCCTATTGATCAGTTCTATGTTTCCTATAATGCATCTAATCTAAGGAATGCTGATCGTTATACACATGTTATTTATAAAAGTCCTGTTGATCTTTATCGAGAAATAAAAGCAGAGATGTATGCAGATGTTGATCTTCCTGAAGCAGGAATGATTAATCCAACATCGTTTGCAGAAAAGATGGATACTATTATTGGGTTGTCTCCCTCCAGTGATTCTGATCCACAGTATGTATTGCTAGAGCAACATTGCTATCTTGATATAAACGATCCTAACTCAGAAGATGGTGAGTCTCTTCCTTATATTGTTACAATAGAAGAACAATCTAAACAGGTACTAAGTATTCGACGTAATTACGACAAGGATGATCCTACAAAACAAAAGAAAGTACACTTTGTACATTATCGTTTTGTTCCAGGATTTGGGTTCTATGGTT